CAGACACAGAAAAGCACCCCACCCTTAGGTGAGGTGCTGTTTTCTTGAGTGTGAGTGTGTGAGGGTGGCTGTTACAGCTCTGCGGATACTGCAAGCTTACCGTCATAAAATGCATACAAAGGACCAATATATGTTCCACCTGCAACAGTGCTCATGCTTAAAGATAAAACATTACCAGCCAGAGAACTAACGGAGGAAACAGTTGCTTTTGTATCCACGCTGTTAAAACGCACAGTCCATTCACCCGGAGCGTTCACAATAGGGGTTTCCCTCATAATTTGAGGGAGAATTATATTCACCGTTGTTCCTGCACCAGTGTGCTGTTGCCCGAATGTTCTAACAGAATCCACTTGGTAATAGTACCTCAAGCATTCAGATAGCTCTGCCCCGTAGCCCTTGGGCACATACGGCGTGGCCACGCTGCCGCTCTCCAATTTTACCCAATCAATAACAACCGTGCTGGATTCAATGGCAATCTCAAAGAACGCGCTTGTATCAACACCTGCGATAAAGTGGAATGTTCCCATCGGATATGAAGCCGCCGTGCTTTGTAGCGTAATGGTCTGGCTGTAAACAGTTCCGTTGACCTTAGCGCTCATTGTAACGGTTTCACCCTCACCGAACAGTGTGTTTCGCTGAACAAGCGCGCACACATTAAGCCCCGCGTGGCTTACAGAGTTTCCAGAAACATACGTCAAAGTGTGTGCAACAACGTTATAAGAACCCCACAGCTTCCAGCGGTCAATGCAATAAACTCCTGTACCTGTATAGCTATTAGCGCCGCGCTGGTTAACAGGTTTTAGCAAATTAGCGTTATCGAGCTGGTTAGGCTCGCCCGCATAGCGTGCATCACTTTCGGTCTTTGTGTACCGGGCATCAATATTTCCCTCATTCGCAAGAACACGCGCAGAAAGCAGCGAAATCGAGTTCTGATTAGCGGCGGCTGCATTTGCGTTTGCTTTCATTCTGGTGTCAATCGCAGCGTACGCGCCGTTAGCGTCTCCTAGATAGGTAGGTTTGTCTGTCGCGATATATTGCGGTAAGCCATAGTTTGGAGTGCTATTTGTAAAAGGCATAATCTTCTCCTTTTCTTGTATCTGCTAGGCGGGTATGCCTGCATAGTCAAATTCATAAGCGGAAAGGTCTTTTGCTTCAAATTCCTGTGCCGTTAGTTCAAGCGCATCAAACGCTTCCGCTGTCATTCCGTCTTGATGCAATCCAGCCAACTCGTTTAGAGCCTGCTGAACTGAAACAACATCGCCCGTTAAAGGGCTGCGAACCGTTCCACCTTGGAGCAAAGTTGTTTCTATCTTGTGGGAAAGAAGCAATTCAGCTTCATCCGTGTATGCAGTTGCGTTGTCATACACTTCCGCTGACTGTCTGTCTGCATAGCGCTTTAACTCATCAACCCGTTGCTGTATTAGCGCAGCCTGTGCAGCAAATCGTGCGTCAACACTGGCTGTTAAGGTAGTCAACTGGTTTTGCAGCGGGGCAACTTGTGAATTCACATAGTCTTGCACATACTGAACAGTTACCCCTGGTAGGTTTTTCACTTCTTCGGTAATCCTCTGCACCTCTTTAGCGATTTCGCAAAGTTGAGCGGAATAGGTCAAAGCGGAAGCAAAACTGTCATTCATAGCTGGAATAGTGGGGATACAATACATTAGAACACCTCCTTACAACCCCGTAAAATCAAAGGCAAACGCGGTTAAGTTAAGCGTGTCAAACTCTGAACAAGTTTTTCCAAGTTCATCAAACGCGCCAGCAGTCGGGTTGTTCTGGTGCAAACCTGCCAAATCGTTCACAATCGCTTGCACAGGTGTCATTTCGCCGGTTATAACATTCCGTAACAAGACATCTTCCATCACGATGTGGTCTAACAGGATGTTTACTCGTGTCACCATCTTATCCGTGTAGTCGTTGCACAATGTGTAGGTGTATAGCATCAGAGCCGAAACATAGATTGAAACATCGGTAACCAATGTGCTAATGGCTGATTCAGAATTTGAAAATCGTGCATCACAGCTCAAAGAAAAATCATAAAGCTGTTGTTTCAAGGGGAAAAGGACGGAATACACAAAACTTTCTATCCACTCTGGGGTTGCTTCTGAATAATCTGCCAACACGTCAGCAGCTTCTTGAACCTGCGCCATTAAAAGAATTATTTTTTCTTCATTGCTTAAATCTGCATCGTATGCAGCGGGGATTATAGGGTATTTAATTCTACAAGCCATCTAATACCCTCCTTTACCAAATTTGCATGAACAGAGGCTCTAGTTCTTCGATGATTGACAAGTCAATGTTGAGAAAAGTCTCCCGAAACTCTTTAAGCATCTGCGCGTCTGTACGTCCAGCATTATTTCCGACTATTCTTTTAATATAGCGGTCTGTGCTGTCCGTCTTATTATTCGCAGACGATGTTGAGCCGGAGGACGTTTTCCCTATCATTGCATTTGTAGCATAAACTTCGTTTTCAATGCTGGGCATCGAAAGAAGTCCTTGCGGCGTGTTGCTCGACACGTCCCGGCTCGTTCCTGTTCCGTCCGCTTTCGCTGTGCTGTCGCTTGCAGCAGTTGACGAGCGGTCATAATCTTCCGAGTAGTCGAGCCGTGTAAGTGCTTGAACGGGGATAAGTTCACTTTTATAGAGCTGATTATAATAAACCATTATCTCACCCATTTTCCGAGCCATAAATCTGGCAAACAGGGCAGGAGTTTCAAGACCTATTTCCCGGAACGCATAGTGTTTAATGATTTTATTATTTAAAATTGGTCGGTAATCCTCATCAAATATTGGGTATGTGGACAAGCCTAAGTCATAGCCCGCTTCTTCCAATGAATGAAGCTCAACCGTGTATCTAGACATTATTCCACCCCCAAATCCAGCGGCTCATCACGCTTTACAACGTACTCTTCACCGTTGTACTCTTCAACAGGAACGTTATTTATCATGTTTGTGTTAAACTCAACGGACACGTTAAGTCCGAACATCTCGTTTATCTGTCTCGCCGCTTGTCTGCGCCCATTCAACATGATATTGCGCTGCGCTTCGACTTCTCCGAGGTTGCTCGTGACTTCCGCGCCTACTTTTCTTTCTTTCTTCGGTGTGCTATCATTCTCGATTCCGTAGAATGTCATAGCTTCGTTTATTTTAATTCGTTTCAGTTCTTCCAGTTTGTCAGCCACGAAAGGCGCGTCAGTCTTTAAAACTGTGAAGTCCTCAACCTTAAAGCCGCCTTTATTTCCGTAGATAACAGGCATATTACCCGCGTAGTTCTTGTAAACGTTCAGCATAGTCAGCTTCTGCGATTCCTCGCATAGAATGAGCAGCGGCGTTTTCTGCTGCGCAACGTTAACGTCTATTGTTCGGTCAATGTCCGCTACCCTTTGAGCGTAAAGCTGGGTAGTGCGGAAAGACGGTTGCCGGAGATAGTTGTTGAAAATAATAACACTGTTATCAGGGTTGAGAACCTTGTTGTAACCGTTAACAGCGTAGGCTCGGCGATATTTTGGAATCCGGTAAACGTTGAGTTCACCACCTATCATGCATTGAAGCGCCAGATATTCTTCCATGATTTCATCTTTGAAAAACACTGCCATTCCATCGCAGAAAAGCGTGTATTCCAGAAAACGTTCATCAATCGTGTCTGGCAACCCATTCCACTTGAACATGTTAATTGCTAGTTCTTGAAAACGATAAAACCAGTCACAAAACGTAGCATCATTCATCAGAGCACTTTCCATAAACTGTTTGTGCTGCAAGCTGGGGTTTGAGTATTTCGGCATCGTGTCACCTCCTATACGATTTTGTTTTCGCCGGTGTAGTTCCCTACAAGGTCATCATGCCAGAATGTTATTCCATTTTTCAAAATCCTCTTTATCTCTGACAAGTCCTCAACCGGAATACTGCCGAAAATGTTCGCCGTCCCAGCCTTGATATAGTTCCAGCGTTCCCGGCTCTTTGTGTTGGGGCGTTTCATTTCGTTCACGCGATAACCAAACATGGTAAAATAATCGTCAATGCGCTGCACGAACTCGCGCCTAATGGTGCGTGGGAACATATAAAGGAAATGTTGACCGTTTGCAAAGTAGCTTGCAGCGCTTGCCGTGCTGCCTTGTGCGCTGTCCGGGATGATTTTGTGTTGCTCCATAGCAACAAGATTCTGCCCCACGGTGTCAAGAACAGAAACGGCACTATTCAGTGCGCCCGCAATGTTTCCTGACACAGCCCCCGCCACAACACCAATCGCACCCTTTGCAGCTCCCGCGTACACTTGATAGTTCATTCCGAGGATGTTCTGCGCGTACCAGTTCTTGTAAGTGTCGTTAATCCAAGAGCACGTGGGATAAGGCGCCATCTGCAAACCATCATCAAGAGCTTTGTCAAGTCCTTTATAACCGTTTGGGACTGCCACAATAGGAGCAGAACCGCCGAGTGTGCTGAATACTGTGAACATGGCGTAGTATCGGTCAAAAAGCTCGTATCTGTATTCTTTCGCCCCCATGCCGCTCGCGTAAACCTCAAGTGACCGGTACGGATAGCAGTACGTCTTGTTGTTTTTCGGTGTAACACCGTCCATCGGAGCGAATGGATTAAGCAAGTTGCCGCCCTCTATATGATGTGTCGTATCCGTATTTAACCACCCGCTCCCGGGAGAAGCTTCCAGAATGCCAAGCAACTCAAGAGGATACATGAAAATCGAAACAATCGCCGCGCCTTTTCCGGCTTCACTGTAATCTTCCACTAGCTCGCGCATATCATCTGCGTTTTCTTTCTTCGCGTAGAAATAAGAGAGGCCGTTGAAAGTGTTATCCAACAGGGCAATGGCGCTCCCTCCGTCAAGCCGTTCAGACACGCCCATGACGATTCCGGGTGTAAGTGTCGCTATGTCCCCGTACCCGTCAACAACGCCAGTATTATAAATGTATTCGCCGGTCTCCAGATTCTCGGGCACCTGATTCTTTCCGAACGTATCATCAGAGACATGTTCGCGCTCAATGAAGCTGTCCCGCCATGACCAGTCAAACTGCCACGTTTGCATAACATCAAGCTGAAAGTGCAGCCGCGTGTTGCTGGGGTTATCGTACTCTACCTTATTAATAAAGGCGTAGAACCACTTGTTCCCGAAATCCGGGTTCTGCCACATGAGATAATTACAGTCGTAGTAGCGGTCAGCTGCATCCGGGGCATTGAAAATTCCTTCTGTTCTCTGGTACGTCTGATTCGTGAACGTGAACTTTACTTTTGTGATAAAGTACTCAAGCTGTGCTTCCTTGTTGGCGAAATCCATCGTATTCTCATAGGTGTTGTCAAGCGGAACGCCGCGTAACACTCTGACGGTACCCATCGGTGTAAAAACCATGTCGTCTCCTTTCCGGAAATTTCCCCGCCCGGCTCACCACAAGCCGGACGGGTTTTTTCCTCTATAATGTTACGCGCCTACAGTGATAGTAGCTGTGCCAGCCTTTGAGCCGTCAACCACGCTCGTAGCCGTCACAGTGATGGTTTTGCCAGATTCAGCAGTGTCAACAACCAGCAGGCCGGTCGGGCTGATAGTCGTATTCGTACTTGCCTGACCAGAGATAGACCACTTCACAGCCGTGGAAGCCAAGCCGGTAATCTCAACATCAGCTTTCAGCTGCAAGCTTTTGCCCGGAGCAATAGTGGCCGTAGCCGGACTAACAGTCACGCTGGTGACACCGTTGGTTGCGCTCGTGAACGCAATCGCAGGCATATAGGGCGACGTGGAGAATGTACTCCACTTGTGGAAGTAGTAGTTCCAGTACAGGCCCTGACCGTTGTACTGCTCGGTAAAGTTGAAGAAGTTGTCATACACTTGGAACCAGTCACGATGCACCAGAGCACCAGTGATAGTACCGAGGGTTGTCAGCTCATCCTTAGTGAACGCCGTGTAGTTGCCCGACGTGTCATCCGCAAACAGCAGATTCATACGGGCGATTTCTCCCGCGGACGGACGGAAAGAGTTAATCAGGACGCGGTGGCCGAGGAACTCTGCCTTACCCATGTTGAACGCGCTAGCCAGAACTTCAACATCCATGATGGCGTCGGCGTCAGCTGAAAGGATGAGATACTGCTCATCTTTAGTAGCATAGTTGTCAACGCCGGCCGCGTTGTAGTCAGCACTCAAAAATTCAAGCTGGTTGGAATAGCTCTTGAACGTGGCCGCCAACGAATGCATGTTGGCAGCGGCGACAGCCGGAGTGTTAACCGCCGTCATGTTGCCGTTTAGCGCTGCGCGGCAAAGCATGTATTTCATTGTCAGGAACTCATCCTGATTCGCTGCGGTGTACATAGCGTCTACGATGCGCCCGATTAAATCGGAAATACCCTGCCAAGAAAGGAACGCCTGCCGCAACTGATCGTTACTAACAGTGCTCTTGTAGAACTTTTGATAGTTCAGAATGTGGAACGCTGCCCGCACGTCAGGAATTTCGCGCTTATACAACGTAGTTTCCGCTTTCTGCGGGTCAAACGTGAACGGCTTCGCAAGGTTGACGTAAATCTCCTCAATGGTCTCGCCGTACTCCAGCAAGCCCTTTTTGAACATAGCCCACGGGTTTTCATACAGACGCGAAAGGATGATGACACGCCCGATGCGGTTTACCAGCGCGTTTAAAAATTCATTCTGGAACGCCGGGTACTGATTGATGATGGCCCCGATAGCGCGAACGCTTTCATTCGTCGGCTGCGGGGTGGGGATAGCTGCACGGAAAGCAGCGGATACGGGGGACGTTTCGTCATTAAGGATAGCAGACATGACGGCTACGCCGTCGGGATTCTGCAAACCGGTTTTAGGAGTAGTAGCCATTTATTAGCCCTCTTTTCTTTCAAATAATTGTGCGAAAGTCTGTACTGTGCCGTCGCGTTTCACGTCGGCCTTGACTTCCTCTTTCACTTCAGCTGCGCCCGAAAAAAACGTATCATGAAACTTTTTCTTCCACATATCATTCTGCTCAAGCATTGCGGCTTGCGCCGCTAGAGCTTCGTCTTTCCATTGGATGGCGGTCTTACCCTCAACTACCACGTTTTCGGGTGCCGTCTGCGTTTCGTACTCATCGTAGAAAGACTTAATCTCATTCATAGCACCGAACACCTTTTCAGTCTCGCCACCGCTGGAAATCGTTTCAAGGCGCGCCATGAAATCTTCACGTGTCATTCTTCTTCTTCTCCTTTCTCTTCCTTTTTCAGGAGAACGTCAACCAACAATTTAATCACCGTAGTGTTGTTTTCCACGGCTGCCTTGACTTCTCCGAGTGTCTTTTCCGTTTTCTGGTCTGCATCTTCTGTGCGCTTCATTTCTGCTTTCTTTGTGTATATCACGTAAGCGCCCATAGCGATACACGCCGCGATAGGAAAACCGACACCGTTAATCAACTGGATGATGGCGTCCATTGACATTTTATCGCCCCTTTCCTTATTTTATCCTGCCCTATAATACATTATAACATGGAAAAGTGAGCGTGTCAAGCAATTGCACATAATTCTTTTGCAATCTTTGTGCAATATTCATGCAGAAAAGGCTTGCAATCATGCGCAGAACATGCTATAATATAGACAGTGAAAGAGAAACGGAGGAAAGAACAATGACATTCAAAATCACAATTAAAGAAGTTCACGCAGCAGTTGTTGAAATTGATGCAGAAAACTACTATGAAGCCTTAGCAAAAGTTGAATCCGATTACTGGGAGAATCCAAACGATTATTTACTCGAACCGAAAGACACCACATTTGAATAATGAAAAGCACCTCATTTTGGGAGATATAAGAAATGAATACAGAAACAGCTTTGATTAAATGGCTTGACAGCCTGAAAGGTGAGGACGATAATGACAACATTTGACGAATACATCCAGAATGCATCCCGGCTGACATTTGAGGATTACGACGATTACACGCTGGAAGAAATGGCGAACCGACTTTCATTTAAAATCTTTGAATGCCGCTCGGTTTTCCGCACGCTACCAAAAAATTCTCGTATGCTTTACATCATAGCTTATAACGAGACGATACATGAAATTAGACGGAGGAATGAACAATGAGACTGTATAGCGCGATAGCTTATGTCGGGCGCACGCCCTATGTTTTCGAGTTTCACCTGTATCAAAATAAAGCCGAGTTTGTGGCTGATTTAAGGAAGAGGGGGTTCGTGGTGAACCCATTGAAGGTGAAACCCTCAAAACTGTTTCGTTACATCATCGAACGCCCCGACTATACCTATGATTTGTGGAAGCTCCGTAGCATTCCGAAAGTTGAGGTGCAACAATGACAGCAGGAGAAGCGCTCCAAGCCGTGGGCTGGGTATTCCTGGGGTACACGACAATTAACATCATAATCATGCTGCTCATAGCCAAAGAGCAGAATAACAACGGGAGGAAGAAATAAAAATGACAACTTTTGAAGTGAAACGCCTGAAAGCCCTTTACCAACTCCGGCTGGAAATCGTGGACAGGGCAGAGCAAGAAGAGTGGAGTAATCAGCGGCTTTGCATTGCGCAAGCCAAACGCGACATGTTGGAGAAAGTCTTTGACGTGCTGGGGGTGAAGTATAATGAGTAACGCAGACATTAAACTTTGCTTCCAGCTGATCGACTTAGAGCAATTGAAGATGGACAGTTTTCCTGTTAACAGCTTTCACTATTGGGACTGCCAGCTTTCCCGCGATACCATAATGCGAGTGCTTGCTGCCTTGCTGGGACAGCCCATTGAAAAGCTTGCTGAAATCCGAAAATTAATTTGAATAAAATGCTTGACAGCACCTCCAAAACATGCTATACTAATAACAGTGAAAGGGCCGGGAACTCCACCGATGAGCCTGTAACACCCGGCGAAAGGGCGAAAGCCCTCTGGTGGTCTTTTCACCACAATAAAATAAAATAAAAGGAGACAAAGCAATGAGCAAAATGTTTACGCGTACCGTCACCACAGGCACAACCGCCCGCTTCATCGAGTGGGACATGAGCGGCCCCGAACCCGTCTTGATTCAAGAGGATGAGTTCATCATTGACAAGGCCATGAAAGACAAGACGAAAGCCGCACGTATTATCAAACGTGAGCTTGCACTGAAAGGCGTTGTAGCCGTGCAGGACTTACAGCCCAAGACCAAAACCTATGCGTGCAGTCTTGAGGACTTCATGGGAATCGCAACCGAAATCGACGAATAAGTCGAGCCAGAACAAACAAAATTTAACAGCTGTGCCAACGGCTTGACGGGCAGAAAGAGGAACTAACATGGCTAACGATTTGATGGTAATGAACAACGAAGAACAGAACAACAGCTTTTGCACCTACGTCCCGCAGTCTAAGGAAGATTCCGTTTTTCTGTTCAATGCGGTAGCAGACCCCACGTACAGCCGCGATGAAGTCATGGGCAAGGAAATTGCCGTTACGAACGTTTATGTAGAGACAATCACAGTGCAGGCGCAGAACGGTGAAGAGGGCGAGACCGTGGAAATTCCCCGCATTATCTTCTTTGATGACAAGGGTGAGAGTTACGCAATTACCGGTACGGGCCTTGTGGGTGACCTCAAGCGTATCTTCATGACGTTTGGCATGCCGAGCGAGTGGACAGAGCCGCTTAAGCTGAAAATCGTTGATAAGCCCGCCAAGCGCGGCAAGATTCACAAAATCGTACTTTGCTAAATAATTGAAAGGAGACGGCCGGGGTAAATAAAATGCCCCGGCCTTTTTTAAACTATGAGAGTTTTAGTTGCTTGCGAAGAAAGCCAGGCAGTGACGAAAGAGCTGCGGCGACTGGGGCATGAAGCCTATTCCTGCGACATTGAACCGTGCAGCGGCGGCCACCCGGAATGGCACTTGCAAGAAGATGTAACACCGCTGCTAAAGCAACGATGGGACATGATTATTGCATTTCCTCCATGTACTCATCTTGCGGTCAGCGGGGCGGCATGGTTCGAACAGAAGCGAAAAGATGGCCGGCAACAGGCGGCTATTGACTTCTTCATGATGTTTGTAAATGCAGATTGTGAACGGATTGCTATCGAGAATCCAGTCGGGATAATGTCTACCGTTTACAAGAAACCTAGTCAGATAGTACAGCCTTACGAATACGGACACATGGAGCAGAAAAAGACCTGTTTATGGTTGAAAGGGTTACCATTGCTACAACCGACGAACAATGTCTATGAGCCGATGATGAAGCTCCCTAAAAATAAGCGTGAGAGAGTGCATTATCTCCCGCCTAGTCCGGAAAGAGCGAAGCTGAGAAGTAAAACATTCCCCGGCATTGCGAAAGCAATGGCTGAACAATGGGCAGGAGAAAATAAGGAGGGATTATAATGGGAGCAACAAGAAACGGCATCTACTACGACTTGCGAGAAAGCATTTTCATTTTCAATTCTGGAGACCCTGACAAGGAAATAGAGTTGCGATTCTCCAGCTTGCGCAACTTGCAGCGGTATCTTCTGGGGGTTGAAGAGCACATTGAGAACATTGATAGAAAACTTTCCAACATGCTTGGAGTAGAAGTGCACAATGACACAATGGGGCTTTTGTCGTATTACTTTCAGATTGAGCGGCGCGGATGCTATATCCGCACGGGAAAGGACATTATATTATGGCAAAACGAGGTTTCTTTACAGGGCGAGAACGTGACGCGAAAGACGTCAGAAACGCCGTAGAGCGGTTCAACAGGGCTGTGGAGAGGGCGGCAAAGACCGCCCCCGCCCAACTGGCAGAGTACCTGCCCGATAAGTTGGTGCTTGGAGAAGTCAAAAAGAATATCGGAAGCAAGGACGATTTGGAGAACTTTATGAAATCGGTTGCCCACGCTTCCGAGCCGGACGCGTTCACTTTCATTCCTACGGAGAACGGAGTTACAACAAAGCTGGATGTTATCCGGGCACAGGAGGGCGTGGAACGCGTAAATATGGCTAGGGCGAAGCGGGCAGAGGAAGCGAGAAAAGAGGGAAACATCGGCGGCACTAAGGCACAGATAAAGAGACAGAACCTTGACCCTATCAGCTATGAACCTCTGAACAAGTCGAATAAAGAAATCAAGAAGTTTCTGAACCTTATCAACCGTCTTGATACGGACGCGGACAGGGAAAGCAAGTCAGAGCTTTACAAGCGCAATTATATTAAAGCAGCGGAAAACGAACTCGGAAAGAAAGCGGCACGAAAGCTGGAAGAAGCTATCAGAGGTTTCACGGGCCAAGAGGTATATGATGCAGTTTTCGCAGACCCTATTTTACAAATCGACACGATTTATTTTGGACAATACTATGAGCCTACTATGTTCCTGAACCGAATACTCACAAGGTGGGAGCAGTACGGGTATGATTCTAACAGCTGACTTTGAAACAACAACGGAAGCGCCCGCGAGAGTGTGGGCAACTGGGTTGTGTGAAATAGCGAATCCTGACAACTTCATATACGGGAACAGTATAGATTGGCTTTTCGATTGGCTGATTGAAAGCGAAGAAAGCCATACGCTATATTTCCACAACTTGCGTTTCGATGGCCAGTTTATTCTGTTCTACCTCTTTACTCACGGGTACGAGTGGACAGACAACAGGAATCTAAAGCAAGGGCAATTTAAGACGCTAATATCTGACATGGGCATGTTTTACAGTATCACGGTATGCTTTGAGGATGGCGGCAAGGATGACAAGAAAGAAGTCACGTTTCTGGACAGCCTGAAAATTCTGAATTTCAGCGTAAAGCAAATCGCAAAGGGTTTCGGGCTTCCGATAATGAAAGGCGAGATAGACTATAAAGCGGAGCGTCCTATCGGGCATGAACTCACGCAAGAAGAAGTTGACTATCTAAGAAACGACGTCCAAATAGTCGCAATGGCGCTTGCTGTCCTGTTCAAGCAGGGATTAAAGAAAATGACAGCGGGCAGCAACGCCTTTCACGACTTCAAAACTATTTTCGGTAAGAAGCGTTTTGAAAAGATGTTCCCTGTACCAGAGAATGACAAAGAAATCCGATATGCATATAAGGGCGGCTTCACTTATCTGAATCCGGCATTCGCGGAGAAAGAAGTATTCGATGGACACGTGTTCGATGTCAACAGCCTGTACCCGTCGGTAATGTATTATAAAATGATGCCGTTCGGCGTACCTGTGAAATTTACGGGCAGATACGACGATGATGAGTTGTATCCGCTTTACGTGCAGAGATTAAAATGCCAGTTCGAGCTAAAGCCGGGGAAAATACCCACTATTCAGATAAAGGGAAATCTGTCTTTCATCCCAACGCAGTATCTTTCAGACAGCGGGAATGTGTTTGTTGAAATGACGCTGACTAACGTGGATTTGAAGCTGTTCTTTGAGCAGTACGAGGTTTACAACGTTGAATATCTGGACGGCTTCAAGTTCATGGGGGCTTATGACCTTTTCAAAGATTATATCGACAAGTGGACAGCAGTAAAGATAGAAAGCACGAAAACGAAGAACGCGGCCATGCGGTCGCTGGCAAAGCTGATGTTAAATAGCCTGTACGGAAAGTTCAGTTTGAACCCCAAAGTGCAAAGCAAAGTTCCGTACTTTGACCGAGTGAACAAGGTCGTAAAGTACAAGCTGGGGCCCGAGGAAGAACGAGAGCCGATATATGTGCCGGTTGGAGCGTTTATCACTTCATATGCGCGAGAAGTTACCATCCGGGCGAGTCAAGCTATCAAGGATTTGAGCATAAAGAAGTACGGGCAAGACATGTATATTTACAGCGACACAGACAGTATACACACGCTGCTCCCTGTTGAGGACGTGGAGACGATAATTGAAACATCCGACACAGAGCTGGGCAAATGGGCACACGAAAGCGACTTTGTGGCTGGGAAGTTCCTGCACCAGAAATGCTATTGTGAAGCTGAAATTGTGAGTGATGATGAATATTCAAGCCTTTTTGATGACGAGGAGACGCGCAGCCGCTGCACGATTTTTGACGGAGTGAAAACGTTCCTGAAAGTCACAAGCGCGGGAATGTCAAGCGGTTGCTATAAATATGTTACATGGGAAAATTTCCGGACGGGAGAAGCTTTCAGGGGAAAACTTCTGCATCAAAACGTTGAGGGCGGCGCGATATTAAAAGATGTTGACTTTACCATAAAGTAGTGGTATAATAGTATTAGGCCCGAAAGAGAAAGAAGCGTTACCAATAATTCCGGTGTTACGCGATGAAACGCGCGGATGCGGCGCGGGTTTAACAAACTTGGCGCTTCCCTCTTTCGGTGCCAATGGAGGTAATTAGATGGATTCAAATATATTTTGGGATATGCGCCGCACCATGTCCTATAATAGGTTTCTAAACTTCATTGTTGGAAACCGTGGCGGCGGCAAAACATACGGCTTCAAGAAAATGGCGATTGAGCGATTCATGAACGGAAAAGGCCAGTTCGCTTATATCCGGCGTTACCAGACGGAACTAGACAGCACGCTCCCGACTTTCTTTGACGATATCGCCCCTGCGTTCCCCGACTTGGAGTTACAGGAAAAGGGCGGCTACTTCCTCATCAATGGTGAAGTGGCAGGAAAGTCATTCGCGCTTAGTACGGCGGCGGGAAAGAAGTCGATAAGCTATCCTGACATTACACTGATAGGCTTTGATGAGTTTCTGATTGAGGTTGGCAGTTACCGCTACTTGAAGAATGAGATATCCGCGTTTACGAACCAACTTGAAACGATAATCCGAATGCGGGATAATGTAACGGTTTTCTGCATGGCGAACGCGATTTCAATCACAAACCCCTATTTTCTCAACTATGATTTGAAAATGCCTAAGCCGGGCGAGATATGGAGAAAAAACAATCTCATCCTTGTGGAGAATGTGGTTAACCCAGAGTTCGTGAAAACTAAACAGGCTACCCGGTTAGGTCAATTAGTGATGGGAACAAGTGAGGGTGAACACATCATCAACAACGCTTTCTATCTGGATGATAACACATTCATAGAGCCGCGAAGCAAGAACGCACGCACATTCATGACACTGGTTTATATGGGACAGAACCTAGGCGTCTGGGCTGACATGCAAGAGGGGCGTGTGTGGATTTCGGAGAAATATGACCCATCTGCATTCACCTACGCACTAACAACGAAAGACCACAAACCAAACATGCTGCTTGTAACGGCTAACAAGTCAATGTTCAAAAGATGGGTCGTGGAGCCGTTCGAGCAAGGCGCCCTACGATTTGAGACGATGAACATTAAAAATAACATCATGCAAGTTATGAAATGGAGAATTTGACATGGCAAAGAAGAAAGTGATAGACGCTTGGTATCTTCAATATGAAATGCTGAAACGATTCTTTCCGAAAGACGATGTACACGCCGAAGATAACTTCATCCTTGCGAATAAGCTTGTATTCGCGCTCAATATTATCCATGATGCCGGAGAGATAACGAGCCGCACGGAAGCGGAGCTAGAAGCAATGGTTAAGAAAACATTCTTTGTAAAGTGGTGATGAAATGGCATATAACACTTATTTAACTACGGGAACATCCGTAAAGGTGACGGCGACATGGCCATCGTACAGCGACGGAAGCCCGCACCGGGGACAGGATATTGTTGTGTACACGAATCCCGCTTATATCCGCGCCTTGGTTGCCGGAACGGTGCTACGGTCAGAGTTTGGGAGCGGGAGTAATGCGAGCTACGGGAACTTTGTACAGATTCAGCATTCGGATGGCTCGTGCAGCTTGTTCGCACATCTTGCAAGTCGAAACGTAGCGGTTGGCGACACCGTAGCGCCCGGAGACGTTATAGGAATCATGGGCAGCACCGGGAATGTCACTGGGCCACATGTGCATGTTGAGTATCAGTCAACACCGTGGGGCACGCTACAAGACCCATCTTTAATAACTGGGATACCGAATGTTGTAGGAACTTATGAAACGGTTTACGGTGGAGGGGGAGGCCCACCGCCAGATCCTACACCGACAGACGAATGGACGCTGGTGCTTTCGTCTGTACTGTTCGCAGATGGACGAGTTAGGATATTCCCCACAAGTAACGATGGCGGCGGGTGGGTTTACTTCAATAACAGCCGCTTTTACCGCTCAAATTACCCAGCACTAGACCATTTTGAAATCTGGGATTCTGGGTATTGGGCGAATTACAACGGCATTGTTTCGATGGAAGTTGGGTTGTTTAACGTAGCATCATTGAAGATTTAGGGGGCGATAACATGTGTGAATTAATACGTTGTCCATATGAAGAAGATGACCACATGCAATGTGAATGGTGTCCATATGATGTGGAATGGGAAAGTTCAGATTTTGACGATTAAAGAAAGAGGAAATTTGAAATGAAACTGAAAGACTTAGTAATAGTACTTGCCGGGTATGATGCCCTCATGATTAGCCTTGAAACAGAAATAGGATATGCTGAACGCTTTTATACAAGAGCTTGTGAGATTCCCGCAAGTGTTCTTGAGTGCGAAGTCACGCGCGTAAAGAAGCGCGACAACGTGTTCGAGATTGATATCAGTAAACACGCGAAAGCGTCTTTATAGTCCGAATATAAACAAGTTGTCCAATCATCATACAAAACGCGACAACCTAAGCTATGGAGGTAACTATGGTAAAACTCACTGAAATCTTTATTCGCAAGGGAACAGCCGCCCGTCCGGGAAAGGCAATGAACCCAAAGTTTATCACGATTCACAACACATCCAACACGGGTAAAGGAGCGGGCGCGCGTAGTCATGCCAGTTATATGACGGTTAACGGTGGTCAGAATAAGACTGTTTCATATCATTACGTTGTGGACGATTCCGAAATTATCCGACTGATTCCCGATACCGAAATCGCGTGGCACGCAGGAGACGGCGCAAAAGGCGTCGGTAACTTGCAGAGCATTGCAATTGAAATTTGCGAGAATCCTGAGAGCGATTTGCGAAAGGCTACGGACAACGCTGCCGAGCTTACCGCGCGGCTCATGTCTGACTGGAAGATTCCACTCGCGAACGTTGTGCAACATAATCACTGGAGTGGAAAGAACTGTCCGCGCCGCATTCGCAAGGGTGAGCCGTACAGCTGGGAGCAGTTCAAGAAAGTTGTACAGATGTTCTATGAAGAGGGCACTAAGCCGCAGGGCGGCAAAGACACGATTGCTCCTGATGGCGAGCTGTTCACAGTTCAGACAGGTGCTTTCAAGAGCAAGCAGAATGCTGAAAGGTACGCTGCTGACTTGAATGCTAAAGGCGTTCCCACTATTATTTCTAAGAAGAAAGTTTAACACACACAGCGCACACTCACACTCTCACACTCAAGAAAACAGCACCTCACCTAAGGGTGGGGTGCTTTTCTGTGTCTG